TCAACTTACGAGAGCTATCCGGCCAGATTCACTCTCGTAACTTCCTTCCTGTGCCAGAAATGTGACAACGCCGCTGAATTTGCTCAAATGTTCACCACTCAGATGCGCGTACTTGTTCACCATCTCCAACTTCTCCCATCCCCCCAATTCCTTCAGAACCATCAACGGAGTTCCGTCCTGAACATGCCAGCTCGCCCAGGTGTGTCTCAGGTCGTGAAACCGGAAATCCTTTATCCCTGAAAGCTTCAGTGCCCTGTTGAAATCACTGCGGACGAAATAGTCCTGCATGGTTCCATCGGAAGAAAAAACATATTCACGCTCGACCGGTATTTTCCGCAGGATTGAAACAGCCTCATCACTCAGAGGCAGTTGCCTCGCCCGCCCCGACTTTGCATTCTCAGCCTTCACTACCGCCCGCCGCCGGCCCAAGTCAATATCCTGCCAGGTCAGCGAAAGAATCTCCCGTAACCTTGCCCCCGTCAGCAGCGCGAATGAGCACAGGTTTCTCATCCATTCGTTCTGAAGGTTACTGATTAGCGATCGGGCTTCATTCTTATCAATCCACCGGATGCGAACCTTTGGCTCACGCAGTGTCTGCGAGTAAGGTATCTGGTCAATCCAGCCACTTTTATAGGCCAGAGAGAATCCACGCATGATGAATGCCCGGTAGCGGTTCTTCGTCGCATTAGACAGTCGCTTATGCGTGATGCGGCTGTGAGTCGGGAGATTATCCGTAATCTCCTCGCCGCTTACTGATGATACCAGGCGGCCTTCGAAAAGGCTGTGCCAGTATCGGGCATAGATTTTGATGTTCTCGATATTGGAGTTGTGCTCAGCATCCCGGAGCGCCAGCATGATTAGGTCTTCAAACAGGCGTTCCGGTCGCTTATCCAGATTCTTAACGGCCCACGCCTCATGCTTCAGTTTGTCGTGCAGCTGCTGTGCCTTCTCTTTTTCTTTGGTGCCAGCAGAGCGTCTAATTCGCGAGCCGTCTGGCTTCGATATATCAATCCAGTACGTATTTCCTCGTTTGTAGATCGGCATTTCCTCTTCTCCTTACCGCCTACAACAGCCAGCCGGAAAACATTGTTGTCGTTTGCTGCCTGCTGTTCAAACTTTTTCATGCTTTCGGAATTGGCGCGCCAGCAGCCGCCCACCTTGAACATGTGGAACCTGGCCGGGTCGCGATAGATAGTTGACGCTGACACTCTGATAAGCGCAGCGTACTCTCTGACTTTCATGAATGCCTCGTCCGGCATATCTACTCCTTATACGGCCAGTTCCAGACCAGCACGATGCAAATAAAAAAGGCGAGCCATGAAAGGAACTCGCCGGGGGTGATGTCGCAGATGGTGTTCATTCATCAAAGAACCCATCGCCAAGTACATGTCGTATCTTTTCGGGTGCTATTTGCATATCTCTTGCAAATACCGCGACAAACTCATCGCCCTGAAACTCTCGGCAGACCTGGTTGGCAAACCATTCCCTGAGCGCTGTGAAGCAGGGGTTTTCCTCAGGTTCGTCTGAAATTGCAGCCGCGCACGCCATGACCTCTGCGCAGATTAGGCACTGCTTGTAATCACTCGGCTCTCCATCCCAAATGCCAGAGGAATAAAGATACCGCTCACTGGTAACTATGGGCTGCCTGCACTCGCAACATTTATGCTCCTTCCTTGCAGTGCGATATGCCGTCCTAAAAACGGAAGGTGCTTCAGACATAACAACTCCTCACGCAGAGCGCGATAGTGAATAGGGTTGGTGGGGGTTACTGCAGGGTGATGTGGGGGCTGGCGAAACTGTTACTTGAGTCTATCTAGCACAGCTAGCCATTCATAAATAGCTGCACCAAGATGCGCATGATCGCCATTTGTAGACTTCATAAATCCGCTGATAAAGTTATCGAGACATGCAATTCTTTCATCACGCTTGCGCTCTGCTTCTGTACGGATGGGGCGAAACTTGAAAGCTGATAAAGTGGATGCATATTCGTTACCGGTCTCCAGCATCTGATAAACGATAAGCGCGTTAGAAACGTAATTTATTCTGCACCGTGACCACCCGCGCGGAGCCTCTCGCTCACACTCACATCCAACCGGCGGCAGACCTTCGCCATTCCACTCTGGCTTTCTAAATAGTCCGGGGCACTTCCCATTCGTCGCAGAATGATCTGTCCCGCATGTTTTGCAAATCGCACCTGTAATCATGCAACCCTCCGTTGCTGCTTAGCACGCTCAATACGCTGGAAGTCCTCACAGCACTCCGGGCAGCAGAAGAAGCCTTTATCTACTGACTCCTCGCAGTTATAGCAGGCACCTTTAAATTCCATCTGAGGCTTATTGCGGTTGGCTAATGCCAGGTCAATCATATGCTGAGTGTGCTCAGCAGCCTCATCGAGCATGTCTGGACGCATAGTAGTTACTCCTGAGTGAAGGAAATAAAAAACCCCGCCGCGGCGAGGTCGTTAGTCGATTTCTTCAGCTTCAATGTGAGCTGATATTCTGTAGCGCCTCACTGGCTCTCCGTCTGCATCTTCCGGGCACGCGTAGGAATCGCGAGTCAGGAGGTAGCCGATAATGTCCTCCACGCCAGACAGCGATGGTGCGGACGTGAAAAGCCCTTCTGCGGACAGAATTACAATTGTCTGTTTCATTGTTCACCTGTTATTTCTTCGAAAGTTGCTCTAAAGCTAGCTCTAAAGCAATGGTGTAATCGCTGGCGTATTCCTGCATGAGGTCCAGCAGCATATGCAGCTGATACACTAGCTGCTCTCTGTCGGTCTCAGCATCGTTTTCAGCCAGCATAAAGCAGAGCTGGCCGACGATGCGGCAGGCTTCCTGATAGATACTCTCGGACAGTTCATCGTAATCAGACATAGCGACACCTAACAGTCAGGGCGTGCGCTTTATATAATCACAAATGGTGCCGAAGTGAAGTTGTTAATAGGTCACAAAAAAGAAGGTAAATACTGCGAGAAGGAACAGGGATACAGCCATGACTATGCACGCTGCCTCGAATGGCTCAGGCTTTCTCACTTTCCCTTTCCTCGATATTTTTTAAAACCTCATCTCGACATGCATTCCAGCCGGCACTTTTACCAGCATCAAAAGCGCCTTTAGCTCCGTGGTACACGAATGCTCCTGGAATTTCATCCGGCACCAGCTCTGTAAGGCTGTAGGCAGTTGAGGCGTCATCGTGCAGCTCAGTGATAAGCTCTTCAAGCAGCTTTCCTGTTTTTGTTTTCGTGCAATGTTCCGCCCATTCACGCTCAGTTAACAGGCTGATCACCTCTTTGACATCGCTGACTATCGCCTCTGCTGCTTCTGCCCGCTGCTCCAGATCCCGGAATGCTTCGGCAATGGCGAGTATGTTTTTGGTGCTGACAATCATGCTTGCGCTAAAGTTGTCGGCATACGCCTTAGCATCAATCTCTAAATATTTTAGCGCCTGTTTAACTTCATTCAGCTTTTCCATCACTCACCATCCTTACCGGCACGGAGTTGGGCGTCACTATTAGCATTGAATCTGTTGACCCACACCTGTAACCCCTGATTCACCCAGTTAGAAAACTCCCCGGTATTGATAATTCTGGTCAGCGTGTCAGCCCGCACAGAGTTGAGGTAGGCGTCGAACTCAGATTCGTTATTTATTAGCCTTTCTCTTTCTAATTTAGATAACTTCATAAGTTAATCTCTTCTCTGTCGGCCATGGTTTGGATGGAATCCATAATTAATCTCTGCGCTTTTTCTGATAGCAATTGCGTCAAGGAGGGAACATCGCATGCCCAGCTCTATTGTTTTTCTTCCTACGGTTATTCTCGATCTCCACATGCCTTTACTGCCAACCCATGAAACTCCTGCGCATCCACAAAAATTGTTGCGCTGTACTGGTCGGTTTCTATGCTGGTCTGTTTGAGATGCAAGCCTGAGATTCTCGATGCGATTGTTTGTGGAGTCTTGGTCAATATGATCAATGGTCATTTCTTGTGGGATTTCACCATGAACCATCTCCCAAAATACCCTGTGGGCCTTGTACTGCTTACCGGCAACCTTGATATGAATTGTTCTGTGTCCGGTATCATCAACATGAAGCGATCCAGCAACCGCCCCCGGGAATCTGTTGTTCCAGATAGTGCAGGCTCTCTTCGATGCAAATAAGGATGCGGGCCTTGCTTTCCATATTGCGACCCCCTCAAGAGGGAGATAGGTCAATAACGAATGCCAGTCCATGCTCTTACCCCTTATGCCGCTGTCAGGCTCAATGCCGCGGCGAAATAGTTAGTCCTGCACCACGGCACCGAACCGGCCACGCAGCTCTGTCTGATAGTCATTCCAGACAACATCAGGCTTCGTCATTACGATGCGTGGAAGCTGCGGATAGAAGGCTGCCTGTCGTGCATATTCACGGGTGGCGCGCTCCCTGCGCCGTGCTTCCAGTGATTCTGTCGTCCGTGATTCAATCCGGCACCGACCGCCATATTTCGCCTCAGCTATTCTCTGAGCGCTTTCTATAGCCAGCCTGTGCAATCGCTGTGATTCAGCTTCATCAGGGCGTGCAGAGTCCGCCGAAGGTTCGGTGAGGTTCATGGTCAGTGCCTTATTGGTGGGTGTTAGAAGGGGGTAAAGCCTGAATCGTCTTGCTGAGGGTAGTTGCCGTAATCATTGCCTTGCTGGCCGCCACCTTTCTTACGCTCATCCTTGTCTTTCAGGCCGGACACCATACGATCAACCGCCTCTGCGTTCTTGCCTTCAGACTTCTCCAGAAGCGTCTGACGGGTCTGAGCAATGAATGGCAGGCGAATCTCCAGACCGTACGTATCTGAGCCGTCACTTTTGCTGCGAAGTACTTTCTGGAGCACCAGTCCAACTTTCTTCCCTGCAAATTCAGGCGCCACGAATGTCTTCGCGTCCTTCATCTGATTGGTTAACTGGCTCACTCCGGCGCAGCCCATGATTGCATGCACCATGTTGACGCCGAACGTGTTCTCACTGCCGTCCTTTTTGGACACATAAACACTGAGATACTGAACCTTGCGACCATCATCTGACTCGCCTGAGAACTCGATAGCCTTCGCGCCACCCTGAGAGGTGGTCAGCGCCGCCTCAGTGATAGTCAGCACGTATGCACCTGACTCATTGATGAAACCGCCTTGCCCGGCGGTTAACGCTGCTTCTTGGTTGTAGGTGAAAATCACATTACTCATGCGGCTGATTCCTTCAGGTTATGAACATTTGATAAGCCCCAGTACTCGCAGATAGTCGCATCCACGAAAGCCAGGTCATTGTCGATTTCGTTGGTTTCAAACATGCCCATAGGTGATTTAACCGTATCGGCACCGTTATTTTTGGTGGTGAAGAAGAATTGCTCATCACGTGTTAGCGTGCGCAGAACGATAGTGAACATGCCTTCAACGGTGATTTTCTCGTCCAGCATTTTGCCGATCGTTTTCATCTTCACGCGGCCCATCTGCGTCTCTTCTGTGTGAGCCATGAAGTAAACGCGAAGGTCATCCGGCGCATCCTGAGCAGCTTTGATGATGTCCCATGCGTGCCGGCCGATTTCGGTAAATTTATCGAAGGATTTCTCTTCGGAACGGCGCATGAATTCATTGCTCATCACATACTGGAAGTCGTCGATGATTACGATCCGCTTGCCAAGGTGATGCGCCCACTTAATGACGTTCACGATGGCATCTGATTTATCGGTGGCTACGACAGTCCCTGTCTTTTTATCTTTATCCCACGGGAGCCAGTCCTTTGATTTGAATGGCAGCGGCTTACCAACTGGCTTAACCAGCATTGCCATACTGGGATCGATGTTGCGCAGGCTGGTAGATTTACCAGTGCCTGACTCACCGAGAATTAGCGTTGCTGTACCCATCAGTTAATCCCCATTCTGCTTGCCTGCTGCTCCGTACGGTAATCAGCCGCCGCATCCATTGCGGCCTGCTCATATGTCATTGGCTCAGCTAACTCGCCAAGCATGCCGCGCATCAGTGCGACAAATTCATCTTCATCATGCTGCATGGTGGTTGAACCTCTTGTTCCAGTCTTCGTCCTGACAGTTGTGCCAGCCCAGGGCAATCTCTGATGCCCACTCATAGGCTTTGTGCATGCCCTCCTGCGTATCGGGGAACGCCTCCTCGTACAACTTGTTAAAGTGGCTGCAGCCCTGCTGAACCAGAATGGTTCCGTTCACTGGGATAATGGTCATTGCGGATTTCCTTTCTGGTTAAGCGTGTCGATGAGACTGCGTAAGCTCGCACGAAGACGGCGGGTGATACGGTCGAGTTGAGACGTGTTAAATCCGAAGCCACCCATGTGGGTAGCCCCAGCTATAGCGAAAGCTTGCATGGGTGATTCCTTGGTGTTGGTGAGTTTTTAGTAGGTGATGCGGATGGCAGTAACTTCGCCTTTGGCGACGGCCGTGATTACGGTTCGCGCCATTTCTTCGGTCAGGCCGACAGCGACTAAGTCTGCCAGCGCTTTGTTGTTTACTGCTTTGCGGTGAGCAACATCTGCTGCGCGGGCGGCCGCTTCGTCAGCAATTATTTTCTCTTCAGCCAGGCGGGCAGCTTCTGCTTCACGGGCCTTGCGCTGCTCAGCTTCGATAGCGGCCTGTTTCTCACGCTCAGCCTTCTCACGAGCCTCCTTCGCCTGTCGCTCTGCTCGCTCCTGCGTCTCTATTGCTTCACGCTCTGCGCGCTCCTGCGCGGCTTTAGCGTCGGCCTCTGCCTTTTCCTTGGCTGCCTGCAGCTCGGCTTCACGTTTAGCCGCTGCTTCACGCTCACGCTGTGCTGCCTGCTCTGCTTCAATGCGAGCCTGCTCAGCAGCCTGACGACGAATCTCTTCTTCGTGTGCTGCGCGCTGGCGTTCTGCTTCGGCTTTCGCTTCTGCAGCGTCGCGATCAAACTTATCGTTCAGCAGCAGAGCCATTTCGTGATCGGACTCAATCTGCTTTTTCAGTGCTTCTGCAGCTGCTTTCTGCTCGGCTTCAATGCGCAGGCGCTCATCTTCAGCAGCTTTCTCTGCGGCTATGCGTTCCTGTTCTTCTTCCCATTCAGTGAGTGGCTTGCGCGTCAGGTCACGGAGATTGTCACAGGCATCAACGAAACGCTTAATCTCTGCTTCAGCAGGCTTCACAGCCTCTTTGAGGCGCTTAAGGTAGTCACGTCCCGGCTTCTCAATTGCCGTCTTGCTACGTGATACCTGAGCCGCAAGTGATGCAACGCGGGCCCGGCCTTTAGCAGTGCTCAGGTCAGGCACTTCGTTAACCTGCTGGCGAATCTGCTCAAGGTAAGCGTCGAGTCCGTTTGGTACATACAGTGCCGGAGCCTGTTCAGGTTTAATCTCCAGCACTGCTAAATCGGTAGCTTCAGTCATTTCCGTCTCCTGAATTTTGGTAAAAAAGAAGGCCGCACTAAGCGGCCAAATCGCATCCTGTTCTGTCTCTATCATTTGAAACTTCACAGCGTTGGTGCGTAGCACCTCAAAGCCGTCTGAGTAGGCGGCTTTACGGTGTCACTCAGTCTTTCAGAAATGACTCGTTTTTGACGAAGCACTCCGTTGAAAGCAGCTCAGCGTCAGTGCTTGTTACTACCGCCTGATGGTGCGGATTCACGTTTTCGGCAAGCCACTTAATTAACGGTTTTGCTGCCTCTTCAAATGATGATTTATTTTCTTTAGTCATTGGTTTCTCCTCTCGGTTTTTTATTGGGCTTGTGCGCGTAGCATTGCGTCGGCAATCTCATATGAACGTGATGCGATTCTATCTAGGTTATTTGATGCACGACCGCTAGCCAGCTCTCCTTGCATCGCCTTAGCTGCGAAGTAATCACGCAGCGTCATGCCTTCATTTCCTTCAACCGTTTCATTGCCTAATGGCAGCGGGAAAGCTGTACCGCCTGTATCTTTTTCCATCTCAAAATCCTCAGTGGTTACTGGCCCAATGCCTTGTTGATTACGGCATCGCACGCTTTAAGAACCCCAGCAGCGTGAGCATCTGACTTTGCCTGCTCACGAACGTGGTGAATCGCACATTGAAGCGCCTCAAAAAGCTCAGGCGCTGCCGCTATCAGGTTGGTATTGGCTTCGTCCTCATTTATTCCAGTATGTGACCCGTAAGTGAGGTCGAATATATTTGCGCCGTCTGAGTTAAAAAACTCATATCCATCACGAGACCACGGCCCCGGCGTACCTTTAAACTCACCCATCTCAACCTCCTGCTATAAACCCCAGCCCCATCAACACACCAGTCACCAACCAAATGAATATGTAATTTCCAGTGCTTATCATGGAGCCTCCAGATATGAAAAAGGCTGCGGGTTAGGCAGCCTAGCTAAAACAAGTGCGTCAAATGACCGGCTTTATTTTGGTATTCAACCTTAACGCCACGCTCAATCTTTAAGTCAGGAAAGAATTTAAAACCCTGTCCAAGCGGGTCTTCATGTCGTGAAATATGAGCTACTCCGTACTTTTGAAGGTCATCTAGATACATTCTACAAATACGATCAGCCTTTCCTTTGTCACTGTGCTGCTCAAATCTCGATGGCCTGTAGTTCTGGAGAAGAAAGTCATACAACTGTTCATATGTAGGCATATTCAGCCTCTCGCCGTTACGATGTCTTTTGAGTTGCGATAGCCTGCAGCGAATATCGCGATTTCTGGTAAGCACTGTGATGTGCTCTCATGCCTGTCACGCAGAGAAGGGGAGATAACTGCTTTCTCTACTCTCTGGTTGCAGCTGGATAAGGTGCTGACGATGCGGCGCTCGAAGCTCTGCTGTTGCAGCTTCATGGCCCGATGCTCTACTGCGCGTTGCAGCTTCTTGCGTTGCTTGTTGTTCATGTTGCCTCCGGTAATTGGCTTAGGTGATTGGATGGCCGGTGCTGATCTCCGGCATAAGGCGCTTGTTCGGCGGCATCGAGCTTGCTTATTCGCTTGAGCCATCCTTGTGAGTCAGCCACGTCCCACTGCGCATCAGCCTGCGCATTCATCCAATCCCAAAGCCAACTGCACTTTGGTGAGACCGAATCAGTCTCAATCTCTTTTGTTAAAGAACCCGCCACTCCGTTCCCTGTGGCCTGCCAGCGTCCTGCTGATGGGATAGATATTATGCGTACAGCGCATATGCGTCAAGCGCATAATTGATTGGGTGTGTCTGTTTTTCATCGATATTGGGTTATGTGTTTGAAACAGAAATGGATTTATTTTTAAGCGGGATATGTTGCAGGCACAAAAAAGCCCGCACGTGGCGGGCTAATTTGCGAAAGGGGAGGTTATCCGTGACGGCGGTATTGCTGGGATTGGCTAAGCATCACGCGCCCGGCAACATGAAGCATATCCATTTCTTCAGCGGATATAGTCCATTCGCGATAGCGCGGGTTGTCCGATATGACGATCAGTTCGCTTTTAACCTTCTGCAGGCGCTTAACAAACATGTCGCCGTTGTAGTCAAAGACATAAATACCATCACCATCGAAGCAGCTCACAGCGACGTCGACAAAAATCAGGTCGCCTGGCTCAATAGTGCCTTCCATACTGTCACCACGAACGTTAATAAGCTTCACGGATGACTCCGGCCGGTTACCGAATATGACCCTTGCTTGATCGGGAACATATTCAATAGACCTTATGACTTCAACGACGTCCTTCGAGGGTGAACCATCTCCGGCGCTTGCTGAAACATCAAGAACATCAATCCTGTACACATCTTTTCTCCCCTTTTTTATAATGGAACCGATACTGTATGAATCTACAGTATCATTAGCTTCATTGGAAGAGAATAGCTCAGATACAGGAACTGCGAGAGCTTCCGCAATCTTATGTATAAGGGAATCGCTGTAACCCTGCATTCCACGCTCAAGGCGTGACAGGTTGCCCACGTCGCTATCCACGCGCAACGCGAGTTCTGTCAGGGTCATCTTATTCGCTTTGCGAATCTGTCTAATCTTGTCGCCTATTTTCATGGCGTGTATTCAACCTTTTTTATGCGTGACACGCAAAGCGCCTTGCGCATATTTTTCAATTCGCATATTATGCGTATAGCGCATTTAGGAGGTGCATTATGCCAACACCATTAAGGAAAATGCGTGTAGAGAAAAAGCTGACAATTTCCGAGGTAGCCATCGCAACGCAACTTGACGTTGGAAACCTCAGCCGGATTGAAAGGGGAATTCAGGTTCCCTCTCTCGAAACGGCAGAGAAATTGTCCCGGTTCTTCAAAGGGAAGATCACCGAAATGCAGATTCTCTATCCGCAGCGATACATGAAGTCAGCCGACACAGCGGCTTAAGCAACACCGCTCTTTATCAATCTGACCGGAGGCTGTTTCGGCCCCCAAAAACCGAAGTGACTTGCTCACCGCAATGTCACGCAATTACTTAACCAACAAAGGAATTTTACATCATGGAAATTGCAAGCTATCGCAAAAAAGCGAGAGAGATTGAAAGCCAGTTACTGAACAAACTGGCTGAACGTGGACAGGGAACACTGGCGAAGGTACTCGACCTGGACGACGCAGCCGTAAGCCGCATGAAGCGTCCATCAGGAAAGCAGCGTCACAGCTTCTTCCAGATGATGAGTCTGGCACTGGCTTATCTGGACGTGGTTTCACCTGAATCAGAAATGGCGCAGAGGTTGTTGCGCATAGAGCAGCTACTGACAAAAGAAAAAGCGCCGAACTGCGGGAACAGTTTCGACGCTTGATAGCAATTTGCGAACACAAATAACTGGAGGAAATTATGCCAGGACTAACTGGATATGTAAACAGTGAAAGCATCACTGAGCCACTCACAATAAATACTGAAACATTAAAGAACTTCCCAATGCCAAAGGATATGCGCCTTTCAGGCTGGGTTTACGTTCTTTCAAATGAGTACATGCCTGATGTTTATAAGATCGGCATGACCACTAACGAGCCTGAAATCCGAGCTGGGCAGATATCTCAGGGGACGGGAATACCTTTCCCATTTGAGGTTCACTCTGCTTACTATTCAGACAATCCACAGCGTCATGAATCGGTAATTCATGAGATTTTGAAAGAGTATCGGATCAGTTCTAACCGTGAATTCTTTCATTACTCTCTGGATATCATTGAAGATGTTTTTTCTGGCGAAGGGCTAGTTGAGAGGAGCACACCTTTAGAAGTGATTGCTGACTCTCACGATGTCATTTGCTTGGAAAAGTCAGAGCCATGGTCGCTTGATGGCTTACTGGACGATCTGAATCTCACTGTCTTTGGCTGTAAGTATGCAGCCATCAAAAGGCTGGTTGAGCTTGCCGCTGACAGTATTACGAAGCTAAACCGCCGCGGTTGTTCGCTGCTTATCGACAAAGCATGCGCAACCCCACTCCTATCTTATTCCTCTCAAATGATGCGCGAACATGAGAAGCAGCTGAATGAGGCTGGGGCTTATGGTCCGCGAAAACCTTGGAGCTTTTAATGGCCAGATCCAGAAACATCAAACCAGGCTTTTTCACTAATGATGAACTGGCCGAATGCTCACCACTTGCCCGTCTGCTATTCGCTGGGCTGTGGACTATTGCAGATAAGGAAGGTCGCTTAGATGACCGCCCCAAGAAGATTAAAGCACTCGTTTTGCCATTCGATAACGTCGACTGCGATGACTGCCTTAATCAGCTTCACGAGCGTCAGTTCATCAGTCGCTACTCAGTAGAAGGTAACCCGTATATCCAGATCGCTAACTGGAAGAAGCACCAGAATCCACACTGCAAAGAAGCGGCTAGCGAGATACCAGAACAATGCGACGCACAACCTGAACCGGAACAAGCACCAGTAAAGCACGAGACTGATTCAGCAAAAGAACAGGCAAAAGAGATTCAACCTGTTGAAATTAAAGCAGCACCAGAAAAGCACAGTGCTGGTACGGTGCAGGAACCAGTGGAGAACAATTTAAATCCTGCTGATTCCCTTAACCTGATTCCTGATTCCCTTAACCTGATTCCCTATAACACCCAAGCCGCTGACGCGACTTGCGAAGGGGAGGGTCAGGCAACGGTTCATGCAATGTCAGGTCGCTATGCGTTCGAAGGAAATATCGTTCGGCTAAATCACAAGGACTACGAAGCCTGGAAGCTGCTCTACCCGAACATTGACCTGAACTACGAACTGCAGAAGCTCGATATTGAATTCACCCACGAAAAGCCGAAGAACTGGTTTATCACTGCCAGCCAGAAACTCAGCTACCAGAACAAGCAGGCGACATCGCGACCTGCTCAGCCAGCCCGCCGCGCGGTCAACGAAAACTTCGCTGCCAAAAACTACGGCACCACTGAGATGCCAGCCTGGATGGAGGGTTAACCATGGATTACAGAACTGAAATTGAATCGGTACGTCGGAAACTGGATGACCTAAACCATCCTCCAAAGCAGCTTGATCACGTCACCTTTGAAGAAATTCAGGCGGTATGTGACAAGCACGGCATATTTCAGCAGCGCTGCAAGAAAGCGAACCTGCTGACCCGCGTATTGGAAACCAAAAGCGAATGTCCGGCCTGCCTAGCTGAAAAGCTGGCGAAGCTGGAAGCAGACGAAGCCGCATCAGAGAAGCGCTGGAAGCAAAGCCAGATTGACCGAATGATGGGAGACCTGCAGTTACCAGAGCGCTTCGCCGGCGCAACGCTGGATAACTATCAGGCCGTCAACGATGACGCAGCGCGATGCCTAAAGCTCTGCAAAGCCTACGCAGCCAAATGGCCGGAACGCCTGAAGCAGGGCGGCGGTCTCGTTATGTGTGGCAAGCCCGGAACTGGTAAAAACCACCTCGCTCTGGCTATCGCTAAACACGTTATCAACGAGCACCAGAACTCTGCGCTGTTCACGACAGCTCTGCGCATCGCACGCCTGTTTAAATCCACCTGGTCAAAGAACTCTGAGCGCACCGAGGCTGAGGTTATCCGGATTTATACCGACCCTGAGCTTCTTATCATCGATGAAGTGGGTGTGCAGTTCGGCAGTGAGGCAGAGAAGCTGATCCTTTTTGAAATCATCAACACCCGCTATGAGCGCATGATGCCGACAATCCTGATTAGCAACCTGCCGAAAGACGAGCTGGCAGCCTTCATCGGGGAGCGCGTTATCGACCGCATGAACGATGGCGGCGGATGCACGCTGGCTTTCACATGGGATTCCTACCGCTCACGAGGTGCAGCATGACACAGGTAACTCAACTGGTAATCACTCCACCGCTGATGCGTCAGGCTCGCAACATGACGCTGGCAATCATCGACCTGGCTAAGAAGCGCGACCTGACGCCGGAGCAGTTCCGGGGCCGCCTGCACGCTATCGACATGCTGGCGCGGGAAGCACACGACACGATTGTTGACGCTGAGTTTGAGCAGGAAGATGCGAGGAGTCACCAATGATTAATACTATGCCAGTACTGACCGTATGGTACGGCTCGATGCCTGAAACTAATGGAAAATCCAACTGGACAGCGATTTTACATCGTAAGGGCGAGTGCATCTCGACAGGTGTCACTATTGACCGTTCTGAATATCCCGACCGCGTTCGCTATGAAGCAGACCGCATGCGCTACGTCATTGGCGAGCTGGATAAAAAACCTAGCATCCTGTCCTATGATGGCAATAAGCATAGTGGGTATACCCCTCCATCGCCGACAGTTACTGCGCAGAAGCTGATTGAGCTTACATCTGAGCAAAAAAAGGCCATTGCACACTCTGCACATTTTAAGTGCCAACAGATTCGAGGGTCATTTTATAACGCGGCTGAATTTGCGATTGAAGACGTTCTGCGCCTTAGCGGGGTGGCAAAATGAAAAAGCTAACAGCTGAGAAGTGCAGAGAGCAGATTGCAGAGTGGGAGCGCATGATGAGCGCATCCGATATCGCCGTCATGGTTGAGCGTCACCTTCAAGCCTACCGGATTGCACTCCCCATACTGGAGCAGCAGGAGCGGGGCGAGGGAGAGTGGATTGAGTGGGGTGGTGGAAATTGTCCAGTGCCACATGTATCAAAATTAATGGTTAAGTTGCGGAGTGGAAATATCAGAGATGGCAAGCCCGCAATAAATTGGGGATGGCGAAATACCGGGAGCATTAATGACATTATCGCCTACCGCATCATCCCGGAGCAGCCCACCAATCAGAACGGAGAGCAGTGATATGGAAACGAGAGATAAGTTTGAAGCATGGTATGCGGATTTCTTCGGGCAGACGGTTGAGTGGGTTAAATCACACCGCGCAAGCGAAACTCATTATCAGGTTGGGCCGGAAATTCAGTGTTTCTGGTTATGTTATCAGGCTGCGCTAGTGTCACAACAACCACTCCCATTACCACCGGAGGAAGCATGAAGCACATCGATTTTGGCGAATGGATGATGATTGGCCTGATGGGTATTGGCTACGTCTTTATTCTCATCAAAGCCTTTGAGTGGTTTGTTCTGCTGCTGGCGAAGCAGTGGGATAAGCGAAGGAAGGAAACCCGGCGGCAGAAGGCAGTTAACGAGCTATACGACGCTTTCGAACTGGACCAACTGAAAGACGATAGCACCATGCGTGTAGCTACGAAAAGCGACCTGAATATTTTCATGTATCGCGGAGAGCGCAAGCCATGAACAACGTAATCCCCTTAAAACGCTCTGAGCACGTCATATCAGATGCTGAACTGGATAAGCTGGCAAATGACCTTACTGTTATCGCTACGCGCTATGCAGGCTTTATGTCACTCCCTGCAGCTATCCGCAAAACCCTTAGCGACGCATTAAAGCGAGAAAAACGCGATGGAGAAAGCAACGTTCCTGCTTAGGAGCGACAACATCCGACAGAACTGCATCACCGCCATCCAGCAACTCCCCGCCAATCCCGACAAACCTCTGCAGGTAACCATCCAGGAAGACACCAGAAGCCTTGCGCAAAACCGCATGCTTTGGGCCTGCCTGCATGACGTATCGAGCCAGGTGGTGTGGTACGGCAGAAAACTCAACCCGGAATGCTGGAAGCATATTTTCAGCGCCAGCCTGAAAGGACAGGAGACGGTGCCGGGTATCAATGGCGGCTTTGTGGTGCTGGGCCAGTCAACAAGCAAAATGCGCGTCAGTGAGATGCGTGACCTCATAACTCTAATCCACAGCTTCGGCATTGAGCATGACGTCAGATTCAGTGACGAGTCAGCGCGCGCGGCTGAATGGGCAGGAAGATTCGGGAGTACACCATGAGTAAAATCAAAGCAGCATTGCTGGGCATTCTATCTGACGGGAAGTGGCACCAGACTTCAGAGCTTATAGGGCCGGTATGTAAGTCATGCCGCACAAATCGGGCAAATGTGTCTAACACCCTCAGCACACTCTGTGGCGGCCATCACGTTGTAAAAGAGCATATCACCGGCGCAAAACACAATTCATGCCGCTACAGGCTGGCAAACGAGCAGGCTGGATTTGGCGTCAGCCCGGTCATGGCAGATTTCAATCAGCTGTTAAAAGCCGCAAGGGGGCATCATGCAAATGACATGGTTTTGCCATGACCCTGTAGACACTGAAACCGCTAACGAACTCCTTTCCCGATATGTCTCTCGCAATATCAAAACTCAGAAGACACTCGCAACCGACCCACGCCTCTGGCTGGTCAGCGCGCTGCTGCCTGAGTTCCGGAACGAGCCAATACCGAGCAGGCAGTATAAAAACCCAATGTGGAGCTGAAGATGACAACAAAGCATGACGCCGGTAAGTGGCGGTTCAGCCTGGTGCCAATGAATGCGATCAGTTCGGTTATCGATGTGCTGGAATTCGGAGCCAAGAAATACGCCCCGGACAACTGGAAGACGGTGCCTGATGCCAGGACGAGATATTTCGATGCGACCATCCGTCACGTCACCGCGTGGTGGAGTGGAGAGAAAGACGATGGCGAAAGCGGACTGCCACACCTTGCACACGCAATCTGCTGCCTCCTGTTTCTTCTCTGGCTGGATGAGGAGCAACCCAATGCGTGAACGCTGCTGCCGCTGTCACATAACACTCACCTCAGAAGACAAGTATCACTACTCCATTAGCTGCGAGCAGTGCGAATGCGATATCGAATGGGAGAACCATGAGCGAGATAACCCAATCAAATCTGCCTACTGGCGATGGCGTGCAGTGTGCTTCTGTGTGCGCTGGTTGCGAGGCGCACCTGTCACCGCAGGAAACCTATGCATGCGATACCTGCGCTGTCGGCTGGATGAAATACGCAAACTTCAACATGTGCGGAGGGGAAGATAATGGCTGAAATTAAAATAGGCTGCCTTGCCTTAGTAGTGAAAACATATAACGTTCATGAAAACCTCGGCAGGTCGGTAGTAGTTGAGCGCTTGATAGCTGATGGAAAGAGATTCAGGAGCCCTAAGACTAATGGGATGTGTGAGAACGCAAGTGGTGAGGTTCTTTACCTGGTATCTGGAAATATCAAGAATGCGTTCGCCGGTGAAGATGGCTGGCATCTCATGCGAAGAAATCAGCTAATGCCAATCGACGGCGACGACTTCCAGCACGAAGACGAGCGACAGAAGGAACTGACACATGGCTAAAGGCATAAAGCCGCCGAAGCCGAAGAAATGCAAAATATGTCCTGAAAAGTTTATACCCCGCAATAGCCTCCAGACCGTCTGTTCTCCCAAATGTGCCATCCAACTCGCGAACCAGATGTCCGAGCGCAAGCAAAAGCGCCTGGAGAAAGAGCAGCGCGCTGCATGGAACAAACGCAAAGCCGATGTTAAGCCGTTAAGCCACTGGATGAACATGACCCAGCGAGCGTTTAACGATTACATCAGGGCGCGGGACGGGAATATCTGCATCAGCTGTGGCAGCACAACAGCAGTGAGCTATCACGCAGGGCATTACAGGACAACAGCAGCAGCTTCGCAGTTACGTTTCAACGAGGACAATGTTCACAGCCAGTGTGCAGCGTGCAACGTGCATCACTCCGGCGCGATTGGTCCTTACCGTATCAACCTCATCACCAAAATCGGCCTTCAGCGCGTTCTGGCGCTCGAATCAAACAACGAACCTCACCGATACACCAGAGAAGAGCTGGACAGCCTCCGGGCGCGTTACAGAGCGGCTCTGCGTGAACTGAATAAGCAAAGAGAGGCAGCATGAAGTTATCACCTAAACAGCGTGGCGTGTTGCGCCTCAAATTTGGCGGACGCTGCGCCTACTGTGGATGCGAACTACCTGAGAAGGGCTGGCATGCCGACCATGTAGAGGCTGCATTGCGCAAATGGGAGTTTGGCCCACGCCGTCAGGATGGAACGCGCCGGGCAATAGCTACTGGCGACCACTGGCGGCCTGAGAATGACGTGATGGATAACCTTTTCCCCGCGTGCGCGCCCTGCAACCTGTTCAAGGCGACTTTCAGTCTTGAGATGTTCAGAGAGCAGATAGCCGAGCAGGCTGATCGAGCCAGGCAATACAGCGTCAACTTTCGCACCGCTGAAAGATTCGGGCAAGTGAAGGTCACCGAATCCCCGATTGTTTTCTGGTTCGAGAAATACATGCAGGAGCGTGCAGCATGACCGAATACCTCAGAGAGAAGTGGCTCCGCCTTCGCATTCTAAAGATGCGCGGCATGTACGAGATCAACTACCGGATAATCCGGAACACGGCGAAGATGATGGGGGTTAAGCATGCGCATTGAGCGTGACTATCAGCAAATCGTCAGGCTGTCAGGCGTAAGAACAGCAGCGGATATGCGCCGGTTATTCGGCAATGGCTGGAAGACCATCAACAAATCACAGCAGGCTTGGGTCAGGCATCTGCTGGGCGTATGGGGCGATCACCTGGGCGGAGAAGATTACGACCGTGCAGAGGTTAACGTTATCGGGCGCCTGATGATGCGATGCGAATGGAGTGAGCAGAAGGGAAAGCAGATAGAGAAAATCGTGTCACAGCTGCATTGTGATGGGCTGCGGGGTGAAGAGTTATTCCGCAAGGCGCGTGACCTGCTTATTCCTCAGTCATCAACGGCAAACATCATCGCTCTCGCCAAAGAATCAGATGATGCCGCCTTTGTTGAATCAGTCATGGTAAAGACATTCGGAAGGGATAACCCGCTTCGGAACGTAGCCAGATTACGATACTGCAAGCGCAAGAGCGTGCAAAATATCGGCTCATCCCTGATTTATTACTGCAGCATCTCACCGAAAGAGGCCCGCAACAGAATGGAATGGGCGATGGATATCATCGAAGGAGAAATGTTTTATGCAATTAAGCGAGAAATGGAGAAGGATATTCCTAAAATCGCTGCGTGATTATACAAAATAGCACGAATTGCCAAAGACAAAGGGCATGCGACCTGGCACATTAACGGCATGATCGGGAAGAGAAGCGAACAGATCGCAGCTTTACCGGTCAGTTGCATAAATGTGGATGCCAAAGAGCCTCGCGACCTCACCAGTCGGCGGGGCTCTTTTATTATCCGCTACAGGGGATGAGCAATAAATTATCCCTTCCTTGGGATAGGTGTTCCTAACAGCAGCGAAGTGGCACTTAAGGCTTCAGACTTTCGGCGAACATCGCTAAAGCCTTTGTGACTACCGCTGATTGTGGCTGTCCCGTCTGCTCTGCAAGAGATTCCAGTAGCGCGATTGTGTCGGTGTGAAGCTTGATGCCTTTCACCTTAACGCCGCGCTTCTCATCACTACGCTTTTGCCGATCGTCGTTAGTTGATTTCATAACGTCATCACTCTAAAATCTGGGGTGGGGTTGGAGGGGTTTCCCCCTCCTCCTGACTGACTTAGTATGCTGGCAAGCTAATCACTAAGAGAACAATCAGGATGATGATTAACTTCATCATAACCCTTACCTCATGTTGGCCTCTGCTTCGGTAGAGGCCTTCCCGTTTCAGCGTCCTGCTGATGAAATACATTGTAGGTTAACCTACAGCTAGGCGCAAGCAGTTTCTAAGCGTTTTAGCAGAAATATCAAATAATTATTAAGGCTCGCTACGGCGGGCCTTTTCTGTTTTCGCCCCTACCAATCACTGCGACCTCATGGATTTCCCTAAGTGGTAGCGGGCGACCTTTCTTCCAACAGCAAAAGAGCCGGTCTGACCGGGATCGCCGGAGACGGCTATGGCATTTGATATAACCAAAGAGTTCTTCATTGGTGCTGGCGGTTCTCTGGCTGCATCCATTGCTGGAGTCATGGCGTTTGGGCGTTACTGGGTTAGTAGTAGGGCTCAGAACGCTAACGACAAATCTCAGATCAACATGCTGCAGTGGCAGATGGATCAGTTAAAGCTTTCCAAGGAAGAGAACAAGCAGCTGCGTGATGAGATAGAAGAGCGTGACGAGACGATCAGAAAGTATTGGGCTGAGATATCAGAAACCAAAACTACGCTCCAGATAATCCAGTTATCCCAAAAACACCTCGAAGAACAAAACACCCTACTTAAGGAGCAGGTAAGAGAGCTGACCACTTCGAATATGGAGATGGTTAAGCAACTCATCGAGCTTCGAGAATCCCTGAGGGTTCAATGATGATCAAGAACTCCCAAGGTGAAACCATCCTCACCTGGCAAATGCTGGTGATTATTTCATTAACGTCATTCGCAATATTCCTTGGCGGGGTTTCATCCGGTTACTTCTATTTTCGTGCTGAGTACCTGCCAAAGGCGGAGGCTCGCGACAAGGTAGTTGAAGAGATTAAGAAGCAGGTCGATCAGCTTCCCACTCAAAAAGAACTTAAGCAGGTGGTAAGGGAGGATTCAAAGTGAGCCAGATTATCCCAATCCTCAATTTTGAGGAGGGCTACGTAGAAACGCCTTACCTCGACACGCTGGGTTTTCCTACTGTCGCCGGTGGCATCCGCATAGGGCCAAAAGGTGCGCCAATCAGCAGCTACACCTTCCGGGTTCCGCGCAAGGTAGGGGATGTGTGGAAGCAGGTGATCGTGGATGAGAAGGTTATCGACATGAACACCCGCCCGTCCATCTACGCAGCACTGAAGCAATGTAACCCGGCGCGCGCAGATGTCCTTTACAGCATGGCTTACCAGATGGGTGTCGATGGTCTTGCAGCCTTCAAAAACACGCTGGTCATGATATCCAACGGTAACTTCACTGGAGCAGCTGAAGGGATGCTGAATAGCCTGTGGGCTAAACAGACACCCGGTCGAGCCCGCCGCCATGCCGAAGTTATGCGCACTGGCTCGTACGACATCTACAAGGGGAAGATATGAACGTTATCGCCTTCCTCGCGTTGGTTATCGTTGTGATCGCGGTTGTGCTACTGGTGCGCAAGTACAGCTCAGTTGAGTTCGTTGCTCATGCCCGGTTGCTGTTTCGTGCCTGGTCAGTCTGGCTTACCGGTGCCGGTACATTGCTGGGCGTTTACCTCGCCTCTGCACCTGATGCGATTATCTCCGCCTGGAACATGCTACCGCCTGACCTCAAAGCAATGCTGCCGGTCAACATCGCGCAGTACGTGAGTTACTTCATCGTGGCGCTGGGTGTGATCGCTCAGTTCATCCGGCAAAGAAGCCTGGCAGATAAGAAGCAACAGATGGATGGGCAGCCATGAGCCTGATTGCAAACTGGTGGACAGAGATACTTGCCGGGCTGGCAATCATCGCCGCTTTCGTCAGCGCCTACTTCGGCGGCAAGAAAATTGGGTCAACTCAGACGCAGGCAAAAGCGGATGTAGCGGCCGCACAGGTTGAATCGAATCAGGTCGCCGATGTGGCTAAGCAGCAGTCAGAGAACACGGAGAAGGCCAATGAAGTCAGGCAAAGCAATGCTGCTCTTAGCGATGGCGCTCAGCGCGACAAGTTGCGTCAGTCACAGTTCAACTCCGACGACTGAGCAGGCCACCAGGACCGTTGATTCCCTCTGCACTCTCGATAGCCCAATCAGAACCCACGGCAAAGACGCTGACGTGATGGATATCCGCACTGTGCGAGCCATTAACGATCACAACGACCTATGGGTGAAGTTGTGCGGAGATAAGCAGTAAGGCATTACAGAAGCCATTCACTGAGTGGCTTTGATAATGCTTAACAAGCCTGTGGAGGACTCCATGGCACAGCGAGTAATGACTACAGGTGGTTATCCGGTAAAGCTGCCAGATGCAGATGAGATAGCCAGTGACATTACCGGCGACGTAATGAGTCGCGAAATCAGCATCAATCAATTAACCGGCATGAGTAGCGCAGTAAGTGACGTGATTCATGCCAAGTCACCAAAAGACATCCGCGACGCCGCAGGCATTCAGGAATCACAGATTGCCGTGAAGGGTGATACCGGTCCCACTGGTCCTTCTGCTTATGAGCAGGCAGTTAGTGACGGACTGTTTGAGGGAACCTTTGAAGATTTCCTTTCCTCACTGAAAGGTGACAAAGGCGATCAGGGTGATGCCGGAGAGACTGGCCCCCAGGGTGCTCCGGGCGATCAAGGTCTGCAAGGTGAGAAGGGCGAAGCTGGCGCGCAAGGCATGAAAGGCGATGTGGGTGAAAAAGGCGAAAAGGGAGATACAGGCCCATCCGGACCCGCCGGAGAAAAAGGATTAAAGGGTGACACTGGTTTAACGGGTGCTTCCGGACAGAAGGGCGATAAAGGTGATGCGGGTATTCAGGGTCCAAAAGGCGACACTGGACTAACCGGGCCTGCTGGCCCTAAAGGGGATCCTGGTGCAAAAGGTGAAGCCGGGGCAATCGGGCCTCAGGGACCAAAAGGAGATGCCGGAGTTAAGGGTGATACAGGTGCTCAGGGTGTTAAAGGCGACACCGGAGCGACGGGCCCAAAAGGTGATACTGGTCCGCAAGGGCCGCAGGGTGTTCCTGGTGCAAACGCAACTCCCACCCTATTTGAAACCGTCGAATCAAAAGTAGTCACTGCCGGAACAAAGGTAGCCATCAAGTTCACCAAAGCATTCACCGCTCCACCGATTGTGCAGCCATCCCCTATATGGAATGGAACACAGATGATTATCGGACAGGCGTCAGAGATAACCACCACGGGCTGCAACGTAACGGTAATGCAGTCGCGAGGCACCTTACTTCTGACAACTGGGCCATTCGAGAATGCCGCAGCTAATGCCGCGTTCCGCATGTTCGTGATTGGAAATTAAGAGAAACATAAATGGCAAAGCTCACCGACAAACAAGAGCTGTTTGCCCGTGAGTACCTGAAAGACCTCAATGCCACTCAGGCAGCTATCAGGGCGGGCTACAGCGAGAAATCTGCCGCCGCTCAAGGCTGTGAGAACCTTATAAAACCTAATGTCGCAGAACGCATCATTGAGCTGAAGAACGAGCGCAATGACGAGGTTGGCATAGATGCCGCTTACGTGTTACGCCGCCTGGTAGAGATTGATCAGATGGATGTACTCGACATCCTGCTGCCCAACGGCGAGCTCAAGCCAATTAAAGACTGGCCGAAGACATGGCGCACAACCCTGTCGGGAATGGACGTCACCGAGATGGCAGGCGATGACCCAGGCTTCCTCAAAAAGATTAAATGGCCGGACAAGGTGAAGAACCTTGAGCTCCTAGGCAAGCACGTAACAGTGCAAGCCTTCAAAGAGAATGTGAAGACTGAACAATCAGGAATGGTGCAGGTGGTGAACTACACACCGGCAGATTACGCAGCAGCACAATCGCAGCTGGAGGAGAAACTAGACGGGCTGGACTGATATGACAAAAGTTATCGAATGGGATGATATGTCATTCCCCGAGCGTGTCGCTATCAAGACCAAATCGACTAAATCGTTTCTCAACTTTACCCGGCTATGGTTTGAAATGGTGCAGGGTGATCGTCTGCTGGTTAACTGGCATCACCGCCTGATGGCTTCAAAGATTGACGACCTGATCGCCGGTCGATTACAGCCGCGCAACCTGATCATCAACATCCCACCAGGCGGCACAAAGACAGAATTCTTCTCCATCCACTTTCCGGCCTACGTGAATGCACTGGTTCAGGAAGGCAGGCTTAAACGCTTTCGTAACCTGAACATTTCATTTGCTGACACGCTGGTTAAGCGCAACTCACGCCGCACCCGCGACATCATAGCCAGCAAAGAGTATCAGGAGCTGTGGCCGTGTGGCTTCGGCGTCAACCAGGCTGAAGAGTGGGAAATCATCGATACCCGCGGTCGCTCAACCGGCCAGACGGTATCTCGCTCCAGCAACGGACAGATTACCGGTGGTCGTGGTGGTTACTACGGCCCTGACTTCTCCGGCATGGTAATGCTCGACGACTATAACAAGCCGGTCGATATGCTCAGCGAGTCGCGCAGAAACAGCGCCAACACGCTTCTGGTTAACACCATACGTTCGCGCCGTGGTGATAAGTCGAAAGACCATCCCACGCCATTTGTGAGCATTCAGCAGCGCCTCCACACGGATGACGCAACAGGATTCATGCTTTCAGGCGGGATGGGTGTCAACTTCCATCACGTGGCCATCCCGGCAATGATTGATGAGAAGTACATTCAGTCGCTTGCTGAGCCGTGGCGTTCACTGTGCTGGGAGACGGTTAAAGACACCGACTCTGTTGAGGTATCAGGCACCAGATACTGGTCGTACTGGCCTCAGATGGAAGATGTGAACGACCTCCTGCAGTTATGGGAGAAAGACCGCTACACCTTCCTGTCTCAGTATCAGCAGAGCCCGATGGCGCTCACCGGCGGCATCATTGATACCGACTGGTTCCAGACCTACACTACGCTGCCAAAACTTCAGTACCGCGCTATATATGTCGATACGAACAGCGGCAAGGTAGAGGACTGGCTTGATTACACCGTGTTTACGCTGGTTGGCATGGGCGTTGATGGCAATCTCTACATCATCGATGTGGTGCGTGGTCGCTGGGACCCTGAAGACCTGCTGAAAAAGGCAGAAGAGCTTTGGGTGAAATGGAGTGCTGCCGGTTCATTGCGGACAATGCCGATGCGTTATGCGGCCATTGAAGAGAAGCAGGCCGGACAGGGTCTGATTACCACCCTGAAGAAGCGCAGCGCCACACCCGGCCAGTTGAGTATCCCGGTTAAAGAAATCCCCCGAGGTGCCGGTCAGAACAAACTGGTCAGGTGCCTGAACGTTATCCCTCAGATTAAAACCGGCAAGGTCTACGTCCCTGCAACGCACAACCATGATGGTGCGGCGATCATGCACGTCTATTACGAAGACGGCACGGTTGCTGGCACCACATCGTGGGTGCTGACGGCTATGACCGAATGCGCGGCGTTCTCTGCTGATGACAGCCATGACAATGACGACATTCTCGATACATGGATGGATGCCATTGACGACAACCTGATTTCAGGTCGCGCACCTATGGCTATCGACCCGAATCAACTCAGGAGAATTTGATGTGGTGGTTTAAGAAAAAAGAAATCGCCGCGCCTGAGCCGGTGAAAGAGCCTGAAAAGGTTCAGATGAAGATTAACCCCGAAGCGGTCGCCTCAGTACAGCCTAAGCCTCAGCGTGAATTCCAGCGATACGAGCCACCCAAAGGTGTTATCCCGGCATCGGTTGAGAGAGCCATCCTTGCGATGGACTCCACCGATTACGGCGCGCTGAATGATGCGTATGGCATGGGCTACGGCACGCTGGATTCATTCCCGGGCTATCCCTATCTGGCGGCAATGGCGCAGAAGCCTGAATACCGCAAGATGGTTGGCACTATCGCTGAGGAGATGACGCGTAAGTGGATAAAGCTCCGCACGGTTGGTGATGACGACAAGTCAGAGCGCGTGAAGGCCATTACTGATGCACTGGAGCGATTCCATGTGCGTGAGAAGTTCAGAGAGGCTGCAGAGCACGATGGTTACTTTGGCGGTGGGCAGATTTATATCGACGTCCTGTCACCAAAAAACGTATCGGCCTGGACGGATGAGAATGAGCTGAAGCAGAAGCTTTTCATCTCTGACAAGAAAATCCCGAAAGGCAGCCTGAAGGGTTTGCAGGTGATTGAGCCTGTCTGGACATACCCCGGCGTCTATAACGCGCAGAACCCGTTAAGCCCTGACTTCTACAAGCCTACTGAATGGTTTGTGATGGGTAAGACGGTTCACGCCAGCCGCATGGTCGACTTCGTATCACGTCAGGTGCCAGACCTGCTGAAAGCCAGCTACAACTTCCGCGGGCTGTCACTGGTGCAGATGGCAGAGCCATACGTGAACAACTGGCTGCGCACGCGTGACAGCGTAAGTGACATGATCCACTCGTTCAGTATCCCGGTCATCGGTACGAACATGAGCACGGTACTGCAGGGTGGTGGCGCTGATTCAGTACTGGCCCGCCTCGACTTGTTTAACCGCTGCCGGGATAACCGCGGTGCTTTTGCGAAAGACAACGACACAACGAGCCCGGAGACGGTTGAGTTCGTCAATGCTCCATTGTCTGGCCTCGACACGTTACAGGCTCAGTCACAGGAGCATATGGCGGCAGTTTCCGGCATCCCGCTGGTTAAATTGCTGGGTATTACACCGAATGGCCTGAATGCTTCATCAGACGGCGAGATTCGCGTTTTCTACGACTACATCCACTCACTGCAACAGGCAATGTTCAAAGATCCTCTGAAGCGCGTTCTGGACGTTATTCAGTTATCAGAGTTTGGCGACATCGACCCTGAGATTTACTTCGAGTTTGAGCCGCTGTACGAGATGAGCGCGAAAGAGCGTGCAGATATCCGCCTGGTGGATGCGCAGACTGATGCGGTTTACGTCAACCAGACGCAATCGCTATCTGGACAGGAAATCAGGCAGAAGATCGCCGACGACCCTGATAGCCCATATCACTCACTGGACTTAAGCGATGACCTCGAAATCGAAGAAGAAGACCTCGATGACGACGAGGAAGGTGACGGTAAAGGCGATCCGCCCGACAAGGCCTAATGCCGGTGTCGAAGCCTGGTATCGAAAGAAGCTGGATTCACTCATTACCGAAATGAACGACTCGGTTGTGTACTGGCTGAAGGCTAATTACCGGGCATCCGGCGCAATGGCAATGGACGCATCGCCCGCAGTATTCATGCGTGACGCCATGAAGAAGTTAGCCAGGCAGTGGCAGAAGCGTTTTGACGATGTGGCCGCAAAGCTGGCTGACCGGTTCGCAGGGCAGGCACAGAAGAACTCTGACGTGTCGCTCTATAACGCCCTGGAAACGGCAGGATTTACAGTCCCGTTCAAGATGACGCCAGCGATGAATAACGCATTGCAGGCGACCATCACGGAAAACGTGAACCTGATTACCAGCATCCCCGAGCAGTATCTGACGCAGGTGCAGACGCTGGTAATGCAGTCTGTCAGCCGCGGGCGTGACCTTTCGACGTTGACTGATGAGCTGCAAAAGCGATATGGCATCACCCGCCGCCGCGCAGCGCTCATCGCACGTGATCAGAACAACAAAGCCACCGCAGTTATGCAGACGGCCAGACAGCAGTCTCTCGGCATCACTGAGGGCATCTGGCGACACTCTCACGCAGGTAAAGAACCACGGCAATCACATGTGAAAGCTGACGGTGAGAAGTTCGACCTGTCGAAAGGGCTTTATCTGGATGGCAAGTGGACTCTTCCGGGAGAAGAGATTAACTGCCGCTGCACGTGGTCCCCGGTCATTCCCGGATTGGAGTCATAAATGGTCAAATGCAATAAGCACAACATATGGCTGAGGCCGCCAGTGGGATGCTGGAAGTGTTTTGAAGAAATGAAACCATCAAAAAACTTCACGCCAATGCCCGGACCAAAAATTCCACGGCTTCCTGGTTATGGTTATCAGCCTGATCCATCAATACACGAACCCGCCCCTCCACCTAAAAAGCGTTAATTAAACGGAAGCAAACATGACTACCGAACGCGCATGCAGGTAAAGAGAAACACCGATTCCGCGTGGATAGAGGATGCCTTATAGATGGGGAGCTCATCCTTCCCGGATAAGAGCCTGTGTGAAAGTGTGGATGGCGAGCATTAATACCAGGATTGAGTTAAAATACATATCTGGGTAGGATAGCTCCCGAAAAGCGGCACGTCACCGCCAGCCAGATATCTTTGACGAAACGACTAAGGCGAGGTTGTTATGAGTGAGTATATTGATTTAGCTCATAAGAAAAGAATACAAGTGATGGCCTCAATCACTGAAAAAGAAAATCAAATAATTAAAGAGGCTGTTAGTCAGCACTTCGGTAATGACGATTTTGAGAATAATGCTAAGTTGTGCTCAACATACACAGATCCAAAAACAGGTGTAAGGGAAGTTATTCACAACGGTGTTGTGCTTTGTGAGTTGCATCCAATCCGTACAGAAGAGCAAAACGAATATCGTTACAGCGTCTCATTCGATTACAGAATCCCTGATTAGAATTTTAGAATAGCTAACGAGGCTGCCAATGGGCAGCCTTTTTTATTGCCTGAAATACGAGAAAGCAAATGACTATCGAACGGTTAGCGTTTGACCGCGCATCCGTGCGCTCATTCGATGGTAACGGCAGGCTTCAGGTCACCAAGAGCAACATCAGCAAGGCGAACGTCTGCCCTTACTATGGGCGCGAGATTCCGAATGCTGAGGCGCTGGGTTTAGAGCCAGACAAAATTTACCGGCTCTGGCGTCATCCTGACGAACTGAAGAAAGCCGCACCAACATTCAACAATATTCCCATTCTCTGTATCCACACCCCCGATTTCCCTGGCGACCCGCCTCGCGAATACCGCGTAGGTACGACCCATTCAAATTGTGAGTTTGATGGAACCTACCTCTCGGTGGGTCTATCCATTTGGGATAACTCAGCAATTGCGGGAATTGAAACCGGAGAACAACGCGAATTGTCTGCCTCGTATCAGTACGTGGCAGACATGACCTCCGGCGTGACACCTGATGGCGAAGAACATGACGGCATCATGCGTGACATCGTCGCTAACCACGAAGCACTGGTCGAAACAGGCCGCGCTGGTCCCGATGTACTTGTCGGGGATTCACTCCCACTGGAGCTTAAATACATGAAGTTAGACCGCAAAGGCGTTGCCGCACGTGCCGCGCTGGGAGCGTTTCTGAAGCCGCGTCTGGCTCAGGATGCTGCACCCAAAGACCTCACCGCCATCCTGAATGCGAACAAATCACCAAAGACGATCGCACAGGCCATTATCGCCAAATACAAAACCAAGCTCGCTGCCGATATGGAGTTAGAGCCTGAAGAGTTGGTTGAAATCATCGAGGCATCTGCTGAAGAAGTGGAGCCAGAAGAAGAGCCGAAAGTGGCTGGTGATGACGACAACGAGTCGATCATCTCTCTGCTGCGTGAAGCCGGCGTGTCCGAAGAGGTGATCGCCAAAATCGCCGCTGCCCTGTCGCCTGCCGTCGCTGAAGATGAAGACAAAGACGACGACAAGAAAGACGAGAAAGACAAGGTATCCAAAACCGCCATGGACTCCGCTATCCGTCTGGCTGCTGACAGCGCCACCAAGACCGCCGCTGAAAACTTCCGCCGTGTGCGTGAGGCAGAGCAGGCTGTTCGTCCACTGATTGGTGATGTGGTTGCTATGGACTCCGCTGAGGACGTCTACCGTACCGCGCTTGAGCAGGCTGAAGTGGATATCACTGGCGTGCATCCATCGGCATTCCCTTCACTGGTGCGCATGGCAATCCAGCAGAAAGAAAATTCACGTCCTGTTATCGCTCAGGACTCCGCATCAATCAGTGAGTTTGAGAAAGATTTCCCTACCGCTGGCAAGCTGAAACGAGGTTTCTAACATGGCAGGTTTTCAGAGTGTAATTAACCAATATCCAGCACCGGGTGTTGAGGGTGGCTTTGCCAGCACCAACGAGCACGCAACCTATCTGGCAGGTGAAGCAGCACTGGTTGCGGGCACCAATGGCCTGACAATCGGCCGCTTTGCGTGGGACGTTAACGGCGTCGCATCAAACGCTGGCACCGGCGCGCCTGCTGGCTTCGTTCACCGTGACGGTCAGGCAGTCATCACCACCTGGCTGGGTACGGACTCAAACGTTATCCAGTCTGGCCGCGAAGTAACACTGATGGTTGCTGGTGACTTCTGGGCGCGTACATCAACTGCCGCCACGCGTGGACAGAAAATCTTCGCATCACTGACCACTGGTCAGGTTCAGACTGGCGCAGCGGGCGCAACGATCGCCGGTTATGTCGAAACCCCATTCAAAGCCGGTAGCGTCGCAGCAGCAGGCGAACTGGTCAAAATCAGCACCTGGAGCAATTAATGAATAAGTTTCAACAACACTACTCCGCGGCAAGCGGCAAGTACGGCATCGTGCTGCCGGGCGCGAAAGAATATCTGAAGCCAGAGTTCGCGGAAAACTTCGCGCTGGCTATGGATGCTCAGCCGACCATGGTTACCACCGGCAGCTCAGGTATCCCGGCTTACTTCACCAACTATGTTGACCCTGAACTGATCCGCGTTCTGGTTACTCCGATGAAAGCAGCTGAAATCATCGGTGAAGTTAAAAAAGGCGACTGGACCACGCTTACCGCGCAATTCCCAATCGTGGAATCTGCAGGTGAAACCAGCTCCTATGGTGACTACAACCACAACGGCATGACCGCGGCTAACGTCAACTGGGTGGCACGCCAATCCTACCACTACCAGACCCACACCCGCTGGGGTGAGCGCGAGCTGGATATGTACGGTGCAGCGCGTATCGGTTATGCAGCCGAGCTGAACGTAGCTTCTGCGCTGGTGCTGAACAAGTTCCAGAACAAGTCTTACTTCTACGGCATTGCTGGCCTGCAGAACTATGGCCTCCTGAACGACCCGTCTCTGCCAGCATCAATCACGCCAAGTGCAACTGGCACCGGTAGTGCGCTGACCTGGTCAACCAAAGACGGACAAGCGGTCTATGACGACATTCTGAAGCTGTTCGGTCAGTTGGTATCACAGACCAAAGGCCTGCTGGACATGAGCACTCCGATGACGCTTGCGATGTCTCCGGCTATGTCTGTGAATCTGGCTAAGACGAACATGTACAACGTGAACGTCTCTGACCTGCTGAAGAAAAACTTCCCGAACCTGAAGATTGAGACTGCTATCGAGTACTCAACTCCAGCCGGTGAAATGGTTCAGCTGATCGCAGATCGCTTGGGTGAGCAGGACACCGCTTACGCCGCCTTCACTGAGAAGATGCGTGCGCATGCAGTGGTGACCGAAGAGTCATCCTGGAAGCAGAAAAAATCTGGTGGCACCTGGGGTGCAATCATCCGTCAACCGCTGGCAATCGCCACCATGCTGGGAGTGTAAGAAATGGCTGAAGTCGTAACTGTAGGATGCAAGCTGCCGAATGGCCTGGTGATTGATGTTGATGGCGCGCAGCCAGTCGTGCTGGCTGGCGCTAACGCATCAAGCGTCATCGGCGGCTACGGCCTGACCGAAAACGTCGATAAAGCGGTTTTTGATAAATGGCTGGAGCAGCACAAAGACCAGCCATACGTCAAAAACGAACTGGTGTTCGCTCAGGCTAAAACCAATAGCGCGGAGTCGAAAGCCAAAGAAAACGCTGACGTTAAGTCAGGTCTCGAAGGCCTGCCGCAGGACAACCCATCTCCGGGCGTAACCAAAGCAGACGGTAAATAATCATGGCAGTCGTTGTCTTTGATGTGGACGCGTTCAGGGCGCGTTATCCCGAGTTCAGCTCGGTGAGTGATGACCTGCTGAAAGCGTATTTCGTTGAGGCAACGGTCTACCTGAATAACACAGATACAAGCCCGGTAGATGATGTGAATCAGCGGGCTGTATTCCTGAATATGCTGGTTGCTCACCTTGCTGCGATGAATAGCGGCGTGGGCGGGCAGGCATCAAGCGGGTTGGTTGGGCGGGTAACGAGCGCGTCGGAAGGTTCGGTCTCTGTGTCGGTAGATGCCGGGCCGTCCAACTCAGCATCATGGTGGTATCTGCAAACGCCATATGGTGCGGCGTACTGGCAGGCCACGCTGCCATTCCGGACGATTCGTTACCTGCCCGGTGGGTCGCCGTCGATGTACCCCTATCACTACAACCGCAGAGGTTCATACCGGAGGTAGCGATGAGTTCATTTTCAGGTGGTGACGCGCTGGAGAAGAAGCTGGCTGAGCTGGCGCAAAGCCTCGGTGATGCCAAAACTCTCCGTGTCGGGTTCCTTGAGGGAGCGACATATCCTGATGGTGAGTCGGTTCCGATGGTGGCTGCAGCGAATGAGTTTGGTGACCCCGGCATGAATCGTCCACCCCGACCATTCTTCCGCCGCATGATTGAAGATAAGTCACCTCAATGGGGTGATGACATCGGAAAGATCGCGGTTGCCACCAACTATGATGCGACCACTCTTTTCTCCCTGATGGGTGAGCGCATTAAAGATCAGCTGCAGGAGTCAATTCGTGAGTTTACGGACCCTGCGCTGGCACCCTCTACGATCGACAGAAAGGGATTCGAAAAGCCTCTTATCGAAACCTCTCACATGCTCAACTCTGTCGACTATGACGTTAAGGACGGCGTATGAATCTCCATGGCATTGTGCGCCGGGCAATCACCGTTGTTAATCCGGACGTTCCAGCCGTGATGATGGTAAGCCTTGGCACATATACGACAGATGCGGCAGGACATCGTGTGCCTGCTTACGCAGAACAGAGCGTAACCGTGCAGCTTCAGCCGCTGGCCTATACCGATCTGATGAAGCTCGACGGGTTAAACCTGCAGGGCATCAAAAAGAAGGCCTACGTTAACGGTAACTTTGAAGGCGTCAACCGACCCAAGCAAAAGGGCGGCGACAAGCTCATTGTTAACGGCGAGATCTGGCTGATTACGCAACCACTGGAAGAGTGGCCTGACTGGTGCTCCTTCGCTGTCACGCTGCAGGTATCCACATGAGCGCGACCATAAGCATTACACAGGATGATCTTACAGCCGCCTTGCGCGGTTTTTTATTATCCCTCGTCGACGCTGAGGTGTTCCTTTCTCAGGAAAACAACACGCCAATGCCGATCGGTGATTTCGTCACCATGACGCCAATGTTTATCACCGGACTGTCAACAAACCGCGTCGGATACAACGACCCGGGAGTCGGTCAGGGTAGTGAGCTAACGCAGCGCAGCAACCAGTGGCGATGTCAGTTGGATTTCTACGGCAATTCAGCTCAGGAGATGGCCGCCATTGTCGGCACCATGATCCGCTCTGAATACTCCGCTAACTGGTTTCGCCAGAGCAATATGCCGGTCACCCCGCTTTACGCGGGAGAGCCGCACCAGACAACGATGATTAACGCCGAACAGCAGTATGAAAGCCGCTGGACGCTCGACTTCATCGCGCAATTTAACGCAGTCGTTACGACGCCCTTGTATTTCTTCGACGAAATTAACGTCACGGCGATTGCAGCAGACCTGAAATACCCACCGGAGAATGCTTAAATGCCAATCCCTTTAAGTAAAGATATTTCCATCATCCCCGGCGTGCTCTCTGCCGGTGGTACAGCACTCTACCTGAACGGGTTGGCGCTTACTGATAGCGAGTATGCCCCTGTTGGCGGTGTTACGGCGTTTACAAGTCCGGATGATGTGCGTAGTTATTTTGGCTCAACATCCGACGAGTATGCATTCGCCCGCATTTACTTTAACGGTTATGTGAACTCGACAAAAAAGCCGGGCGCTCTGCTACTTGCCCGATATAACACTGAAACCGTCTCAGCATTTCTGCGCTCTGGAACGATGGCGAAAGTTACCATTGACCAGCTTAAGTTAATGAGCGGCATCCTGACGCTGACAGTAGATGGCACGGTAAAAACCTCCACCAATATCGATCTCAGCGGCGCGAATAGCTTTGCGGCAGCCGCAGACCTGATTGAATCAGCGATTGGCAATTCAGTAGTCGTAACCTTCGACACCACGCAGAAAGCCTTCATTATCACTTCTGCAACGACAGGCGAAGGCAGCACAATTACCTATGCCACAGGCTCTATTTCGAACGCACTGAAATTTACCTCAGCAACAGGCGCTGTTATCTCACAGGGTGCGGAGCCGGCAATTGCTGCGGATGCACTTGCGGCCATTAAAGCCAAGTCTCAGAACTGGGCGCTCTTCACGACTATCTTTGCGGCCGATGAAGCAACGCATCTCGATCTATCTGCATGGGTTAGCGCTCAGAACTACCGCTATGGCTATGTGCCACATGACGACTCTGAAGCTGCGACCGTCAGTGGAAGCATTGACTGCCTGGCATACAAAATCATCACAGCGAATAACTATGCCAGCGTGATTCCGGTGTATGGCAATCACCTCGACGCGGCGGCCGTGCTTGGCTACTCAGCATCTCTGGACTTTGATCGACTTGAAGGTCGGGTCACTCTGAAATATCGCGAGACTGATGGGTTGGCTGCCAAGGTCGATGACTCAACAACTTACGATGCGCTAATCGCCAACGGATACAACTTCTACGGCGATTACGGCGAGAACAACATCTCAGAAAACTACTGGGCTGACGGCACCGTCTCTGGCTCATTCAAGTGGGTAGATAGCTTCTGTTTCGAAATCTGGCTGAATGCTGCTTTGTTAGGTGCCGCTATCCAGACAATGAAATCGAATCGCTCATTCCCGTATAACGCGCGAGGCAAGGCAATCATTGAGGCAGGCTTTGCTGACACGTTTGCTCAGGGCGTGGCTTTTGGCGGTATTCGTTCTGGCGTAACGCTGTCCTCTTCCCAGATTTCAGAAATCAACAACGCTGTCGGCGCTGACATCTCATCCTCACTGAATGCCAAAGGCTACTACCTGAATATCGGCGACGCTACACCGGCCGTTAGGGCGGAACGTGGCTCTCCACCAATGCAGTTCTGGTATTGCGACGGCGGCAGCGTGCAGAAAATTTCATTACCTTCGACGATGGTCCAGTAAGGAGCCGAATAAATGGCCGGAAATAACACGATCACCAGTGCTGACGCTATTTTTTCGCTCACTGTGACAAATCTTTATCCAACAGCGCAGGTGCTGGAAGGTTACGCCGCCGACGCAATGTTTGCTTTCGGTGACACCGAGATGGCAAACACCGTCCGTGGTGCTGACGGGAAGCTCTCTGCTGGCTTCGTCTTTGGCGAATACCTTCAGACAATTACCGTCATGCCAGACAGCCCAAGTTGGCAGATCTTCGAGACGTGGATGCTCACATCTCTGACTGCTAAGGCGGTTTTCCGCTGTAACGCCACAGTAATCCTGCCATCTACAGGCCGGAAATACACCCTAACTAATGGTGTCCTGCAGCGCACCAAAGCCATGCCGGATGCTCAGCGCGTACTTGCAGCGGGCACCTTCCAGATCAGTTGGGAATCGGTAACACCTGAAGCTTACAATCCATAAGGCATAACATGGCACGCAAAGAACTCTTCTACACAGAAACAGCCGGGCGCGATGCTGGCAAGGTGTTCTACATCCGCGAAATGTCAGCCGCTCAGGCTGAATGGTGGGCTATTCGCGCAGGCATGGCCATGGCTCGCAGCGGCGTCGATTTGCCGGATAACTTCGCGGATATGGGTATCGCTGCAATGGCTGGCACCGGACTGAAAATGGTCTCGCAGATTCCGCCGGCAGAAGCAAAACCACTGCTCGATGAGTTGATGGAGTGTGTTCAGTGCGTGCCAGATGCTGCAAACCAGAACATTAAGCGCCGCCTCATCGATGATGATATCGAAGAGATCACTACCCGCCTGAAACTGAGGGCGGAGGTGTTCAAGCTTCATGTGGATTTTTTTCAGGCCGCCGCCCAATAGATATCCCACCAATGATGCATGAGCAGGTCCACGGGCTTGCTGAATACGTCAACGTACCCAAGACCATAGCTACTGTCCTTTCTTCTGGTAAGTGCTCTCTCACAGAGCTGAGCACGACGCTTGGCGTTGAAGATTTATGGTGGTGGCTGGAAATCATTACTGTCGACAACTACAACCGGATGGTCGTCAATAAATCGCAGGAGTCTAACTGATGGCAACAATCATTGACGCGCTGGTTGTCACGCTGGGCCTCGACGCGACCGGGTTTAAGAAGGGTCAGAAAGACGTTAAAGGTGGGCTGGACGACACCAGAAAGCAGTCGGAGCAAGTTGCTAAAGACATGGAGTCCGCAGGTAAAAGGGCGGCCTCTTTCTTTGGCTCTATCCGTACTGAACTGCTGGCGCTGGTAGGCGTAACGCTGTCCGTTCAGGGTTTCAAAAACTTCATCACCGGCATGACCGATAATCTGCAGCAGCTTGCAGTTAACTCTCAGTCTCTGGATATGTCTGCTAAGTCTCTTGATGGCTGGCAGAGAGCGGCAGAGGCGGCCGGTTCGAGTGCTGAAAAGATTACCGGCACACTGAGCGGATTCCAGAACGTACTGACTCAAATCAGAACGGGCGGCGGGCAGGATAATCCCCTGTTCGCGGCTTTATCCTCGTTCGCTGGCGCAACCGGTGCCAATTTCGACTACCAGAACGACAACTCCGAAGAGGTTATGCGCAAAATTGCGGATAACTGGGGCAAGCTGAGTAAAGATGCACAGCGCCGCTTTGGTGGCATGTTCAACTTTGATAATCAGACTCAGCAGGCGCTGACCAACGGCAACCTCGTTACCGATGCTGACCGTTTCACGAAGATGTCCCGCGCTACTGAGGATGCGACGCGCAAGGCGCAAGAGTTTAACCGCCGCCTGGCGGAGATGAAGCAGAACTTCTCTGCAGCGTCTCAGGTGCTTTATGAGGCTCTGATTCCATACGTAGAAAAGCTGATCCCGCTGATTGAAAAGGTTGGCATCTGGATAACTGAGCATGGCCCGGAGATTCAGAAGTTCTTTTCCGACACATCCAATGAAATCAGCCAGGTTGTTGATGCTGTTGGCGGCTGGCAGAACGCATTAGAGCTACTGCTGGGGTTCATGGCTGGCAAATGGGCGCTGGGTATGATTGCAGCAATATCCAGGGTGGGGTTATCAGCTGGCGGACTGGGAACCACGCTTGCTTCAATCGGGCGCGGGGGAGTTATCGGTGCGGTTGGATTCGGAGCTTACGAATATGCGGACTGGATAGATAAAAATAGCGGACCCAAAAAGCAACTCAGCGAGAATGGTCAGTATTATAAAGACAGCTGGGTAGGCAAGGCTATTGGATGGTGGAACAAGGTATCGTCCACCAATGGCGCGGATAACAAATATGACGCGTATGGCACCAAGCCCCGCGGCATTCGCAACAACAACCCCGGCAACCTGAACTTTGCTGGACAGGCGGGCGCAACCAAAGAGAGCGGAGAGAATGGCCGTTTTGCTGTTTTCGAAAGCATGCGGGATGGAATTTCTGCCCTCTACAAGCAAATCCAGCTTTACTTCAGTCGCGGTGTAAACACGATTGAGTCCGTGGTGAACAAGTATGCACCGGCAGGCGATAACAACAATGTTCAGGCGTACATCAAGCAACTGGTCGGCGCAACCGGTAAGCAGGCTGATGAAAAGCTTTCAGGGGAAGACACAGAAACAGTCTTCAAGCTGATCCGCGGCATCATCAACCATGAGAACGGCAAAGGCTACGTATCCGACCAGGACATTCTCAGCGGCATTCAGGTTGGCTCGACGGCAACAGCAATGCGCCAGCAGACCATGCAGCAACAGCCTTCAGCTAAAACCGAAGTCCACATTGGCGAGATGACTGTGCAGAGCAATGCAACCTCTGTTAATGCCCTCGGTCAGGATGTGCAGCGCAACGTCAGCCGCAACAGTCTGCTGGTTCCATCTATGTCAGGGCAGGGCTGATTATGAATTTCTCTCTGAATGAAACGACGCTACTTAATGCCGTGCAGGGTGGCGGCATCTTCTCGGTAATCAACAGCATCATCGGCCCCGGCTATGGCATCTACTTCAACAACGGTACGGGCAAAGCGCTATCGCCTTCGTCTTTCCTCGGCGTTGAGTACGGGGCTGATGCTTCGGTTGTCTCCGCGCCAATTGAGGCGGGCTCGTACAATTCTTACAACAAGGTGAAGCGGCCACCGGTTATCAGGGTGCTGTTTGTGCTTGAGGGATGGTCTGGCTTAACAGGCTCGCTTCCCAACCTCACCAACTTCTCTCTGACAAGCCGCGCAGATATGCTGGCTGCTCTGGATGCGATGGTTGAAGATACGATGACGTATGACATCGAAACGCCGGATACCACGTACGAGAAGTACGATCTGGTGCGCTACAACTACCGGACCTCTGACCGGGACGTCACCCTGCTGACAGTTGAGGCTATTTTCCAGTCTGTGCTTGAGTCTGCAGAAGTCACCCTGACCAGCACCACGGCACAGAGCAAGACCACGGCTAACGCAACCAGTCTGGCTCCCAGCGCCGTGACGGAAAAGGTGAACTCATCCACCACTGAAGCCACGCAGAGCGGCGTTTCTTCGGCCCTGACTGGCCTGAAGAACTCCGTTTCCAGCGCGGCTACGCAGGTGGCAGACAAGGTTTCGTCCACGGTTAATAACATCACACAGACAACCACGGCTTCGATAAACGGCGCTGCGACCTCGGCTATCAATAAACTCTCATCCTCGGTCACAGCCCTGGTTAAGGTGCTTACCTGATGCAGACAATCACATTGCAGCCAATCAAAGCTCAGGAGCTTACGGTAAAGCTGGGTGAGCAGTCAGTCACCCTTCGAATCTTCCAGCGCTCAACCGGCCTGTACATGGATATCGGCTTAGGTGATGAATGGATTGCGCAGGGCGTGACATGCCTGAACGGCAACCGGCTGGTGCGCTATCCGTATCTGGGATTCTTGGGTGAACTGTTTTTTGCTGACACAAAGGGAAGTGATGACCCTAGCTATGAAGGTCTGGGTGATCGCTTCCTGCTGTTTTATGCCACGCCAGATGAGATGAGTGCTGCAGCATGACCTACAAAAAACGCAGTCTTAAATTTCAGTTCACCCTCAAAGACGGCGCTTTCGATGATAAAGGCAACGACATCCTGACCATCGATAATATCAAGGCTGAGGTCGAGATGGGTGCATACGGTGGCGTAGCTGGCTCGGAGATGAATGCTCGTGTGTTTGGACTGAGCATGGCTAACATGGCCCTTCTGAGCTACAAGGGCCGCCAGCTAAGCAGCATTAAGCAAAATATGATCAAGGTGTGGGCCGATGACACCCCGATATTCCTGGGCTCAATCACCAATTGCTTTGCCGACATGAACCAGATGCCAGATGCGCCGCTGATAATCAGCGCCTTTGCTACCGGATTTGAGCAAACCATCAACGCCTCGCCTTTCTCGGCAGAAGGTTCTGTGGATGTTGCGACGGTAATTGAGTCGATCGCCAAAACCATCAACTACACAGTTGTTAATAGTGGTGTAAAGGCTAAGTTGTCCGGCGTCTATTTCCGGGGCGACCCGATAAGTCAGATCAGGCAGATATGCAGCGCGGCCGGTATTAACTCCGACTTCCGGCTGGGTGTGATTTATATCTGGCCGCAGGGTGGAAGGGTGGACGACGTCAGGCCTTATGTATCAAAGGAAAGCGGGTTGATAGGTTACCCGGTCATGAGCGGATACGGCATTAACTTCACATCGACATTCAGCAACCTATTTTGCCTCGGCAGAAAGGTGACGCTCAACACGGAACTACCTAACGCAAGCGGTGAATACACTGTTATATCTGCCAACCATCATCTATCTACATGGATGGAGGGCGGCCCATGGTGCACAGTAGTCTATGCAGCCAGCACAGATCTTGGAGTTATTACGCAATGACAGAGAAAAGAATGGCTGTCAGGCCGGAAGATATTAATCATGACTCCAACGCTCAGGCATTCATGTTCAGGGCAATGCTTAACAAAAATGCCTTCATCCAGATAGTTCGTGTCGAGAAAGTTAAATTCATCTCTGACGAAGAGCCGCCACTGGTGAATGTAATGCCTTTGGTTTCGGGTTTTTCTGGTGAAGGAACTCCGATAGAGAACAGCCAGGTGTTTAACATCCCGGTCTGGCGAATACAGCGAGGCAGCAGTGCGTTGATTATGGATCCGGTGGTCGGTGATATTGGCCTGATGCTTTGCTGTGACCGTGATACCAGCCGCGTGCGCGAGACTAAGAAAGAGGATATGCCAGGATCATCACGCACGCACAATGAAGCTGACGGTGTTTATCTGGGTGGAATGCTGAACGCGTTGCCGGTGCAGTATGTGAGATTCGCTGATGACGGCATTGATATCGTTTCACCTCTGGTGGTGAGCATGACGGCCCCTACAGTCGAAATAAACGCCGCCACCAGTGTCACCCTTAACTCTGCAAGCATAGTACTGAATGGCCCCGTAAATCAGGGCTCAGGAAGCTATGCAGGTGACTTCAATTTCAAAGGAAACATCACGGCGCAGGGCGAGGTTACAGGCAAGGGCATCAAGCTATCTGACCATGTTCATACTGGAGTACAGACAGGTGGTGGAAACACTGGGAAGCCGCAATAAATTGCATTCAATTGCGGTCAGGTGGGAGTAGAATTCATACAGACCCATGGAGGAATTATGAGACTACTCACGCTGCTACTACTCGGATTTTCCTGTTTCGCCAGCGCTCAGCAATTAGATACATCAGCCGTCATTACTGCATGTAGCACGGTGCCGCGCCTTTATTCTGTGGCATCACTTGCAGCCTTTGATAAAGACGATGGTAAGTGGCGGCAGTCAACTTACCAGGTTGCCAGTGAGCTGATGATCGGAAACGATGAAGCAGACAGAATCATCACCTCATTGCGAAGCAATAAGGATATTGCAGACAGATTTTCTCGCACAGGTGCGGGGCAGTCAGACCCCGAATTTATGCATGCCTGTATGACTGAACCATCTAAATACATACCAAGCTATCAACGGCTACTTCGAGCCGGGAAGCTGACATCACAATGACCCGCTCCGGCGGGTTTTTTTTCGCCCGGAGAAAGCATGATAACCAAATCTCTCCTGCTAAATACCGACGCATGGGACCTGACTCTTGACGGATCCGGCAACCTTGCCTCCACGCCAAACCCCTACGCTGTCGCGCAGGATGTGGCCTGCGCATGCAAAACATTCCTCGGCGAAGCATGGTATGACACATCGCTCGGCATCCCTTATTACCAGCGCATCCTCGGTCACTGGCCGGGAACGCAGCTCATCAACACCAAGATGCAGTCTGAGGCGCAAAAGCTCGATTACGTGCAGACCGCAACTTGCACGACTGTGATCGGCAAACAGAACCGAATCGCATCCGGCGTCATGACAATAACCGACACCAACTACGACCAAAGCACCATCAATCTCTGAGGCCAAAATGGCAGACACAGTAATCGTTACCACATCGGTGCCGGCGGCCACGTTCTCTGACATCGGCCTGTCAGTGCCGGATGAGAAGGATATTTTAGATGGGCGGCTCAGCGATTTAGATAGCGCGCTGGGCGGCGGGATGAGCAAAAGCCTGACCACGCCGCAAGGGCAGGTCGCCATGAGCGAAACTGCCATCATTGCAGATAAGAATGACCAGTTGCTTTCTATAGTGAATGGCATCAACCCGGATTACGCGGCTGGACGCTTTCAGGACGCGATTGGACGCATTTACTTTATCGATCGCATAGCGGCGCAGGGAACCACGGTAACCGCGACAGCTACTGGTCTGGTTGGCACCGTAATCCCGTCGGGAAGCACAGCACAGGATGAGGCGGGTTATATCTACACCTCGCTGGCAGAAGCAACCATTCCCGCCTCTGGCGCTGTCGATATCGTATTCCAGAATCAGACCAGCGGGGCGATAGCGTGCCCGGCAGGTTCACTGAACACTATCTATCGTGCGGTTACTGGCTGGTCTGGCATCACCAACGCAGCAGCAGGTGTTCCAGGTAATGATGTCGAGACCCGCGCCAACTTCGAGTACCGGCGCAAGCAGTCTGTCGCACTAAATGCGAAGGGAACCCCTGAGTCAATCTATGCCGCGGTGCTTGATGTGGCTGGCGTTGTGGACGCATATGTGTGGTCGAATCACTCAGGCGCGACGGTCAACATTGGCTCAACCAATTATCCGGTACCGGCACACAGTGTCTATATCGCCGTGTATGGCGGTAACGCGCAGGACATCGCTCAGGCTATCTACCTGAAGAATCAGGCTGGCTGCGGAATGGTTGGCAATACTTCTGCGGTGGTTACAGACACCTCGCGCGGCACGAACATCAACCCTAAGTATACGATGACGTGGAACACTCCGACGCAGACCAGAACCCGGTTCATGGTCCAACTGGAGGACTCACAATCGCTTCCATCGGACATTGTCGATCAGGTTCGGGCGGCAATCATCAGCGCCTTCAATGGCAATAGCGACCTGGTGCCTAAAGCGCGTATCGCGTCGAAGGTCTTTGCCGGCGGCTATTACTCTGTGCTGAACAACATCGATACAGCGTCAGTTAACGTGCTGTCAGTAACCATCAGCCTGGACGGCGTTAACTACGCCTCATCTGTCGAGTATGGCGTTGACCAGATACCCTCCCTTGACGCCAGTGATATCTCAGTGAGCCTTGTATGAAGAACGTGAAAGACACGATCCTCACGCAATACGCCGCCAGCCCCAATATCCGAAGCCTGATTGAAACCTTCAACACATCAATTGACATGACGGAATTCACCGACGAATTCCTGACAGCCATTTGGGATGTTTCAACGGCAACCGGGTACGGGCTGGATGTGTGGGGGAAGATAGTTGGCGTTTCAAGGCTGCTCAACGTTCGTGAGGCGGCGACATATTTCGGCTTTGATGAAGCGTTTATCAGCGCCAGTGACGATTCGCCAAAACCGTTTGATGGAGCGCCTTTCTTTGAAGGCGTGCAACTGACATCGACGGTCAGGCTGGCTGACGATGGATACCGAAAGCTGATCATGGCTAAGGCGATGGCGAACATCACCGACTGCTCTATACCGTCGCTAAATAAAGCTCTTTATTACCTGTTTGGCGACCAGGGTGACACGTTCGTCGCCATTACCGGCGTTATGTCCATGAGCTACGTCTTTGGCTTCAACCTGACGCCGGTAGAGTGGGCCATCCTGCTAAATTCAAATGCGATCGCCAAACCTGCAGGCGTCAGCGTCAGCATTATGTCACTCGATTTCAACAACACCTTTGGATTTGCCGAGGCTGAAATGCAGCCATTCGAAAGCGGCACCTTCTTCCCCGACTCAGGAATACAAAATGCAGACCAGCTCGCAGCCTAAATTACTGCCGGTTCCATTTGCGGACGCAGGCTCTAAACAGAACATCCCCAACGACTCACAGATTGGCATCACAGCGGGCCGCGCCTCATACGTTGATGGATTCCCTCCGCTGACCAGAACACCTCTGGCTGCGGGTGGTGTACCTCCATTTGGTACTGACTTTAATGGTGTGCTTAATGACATCACCGCAGCTTTGCGCTGGTCTCAGGCTGGCTCAGGTTATCCGTTCAATGCGGACTTTAATACCGCGATCAGCGGCTATCCAAAGGGTGCAAGAATCCCTAATTCCACGCTTGATGGCTTCTGGCTCAATACCACAGATGGGAACAGCACGAATCCGGAAAATACCACGTCCGCATTAACAGGTTGGGTGCCATCGGGTTTTTATGGAACCACGGCAATCACTGGCCTATCTGGCTCAAGTATCACGCTTACTACGCTTCAGGCAGGGCGCGATCGCATTACGCTGGCAGGTACATTAACGGCGAATATCAACCTGATTGTGCCAGCATGGGTTAAGCGCTGGGAGGTGGTTAACAACTGCAGTGGCGCATTCAGCGTTACAGTTAAAACACCGAGCGGCACAGGTGTTGCCGTACCGGCTCAAAATAATGCTTTTTTACAAGGCGACGGGGTAAATATCAATCAATCTGCATCCCCGGGAAGTCTAATCAGGATTCAAGCATTTACCGCATCGGGCACCTACACGCCAACGCTGGGAGCTAAAAAAGCTATCGTGAGAGGCGTAGGTGGTGGCGGTGGCGGTGGCGGTTGTCCTGCAACTACTTCCAGCCAGCAATCCACCTCTGGTGGGGGGCAATCTGGGGCGTACGCCGAGCTGTCGCTGGATTCATTACTTTCGAGCTATGCAATAACTGTGGGGTCTGCAGGCACAGCAGGGGCTAAAACCCCTACTGCCGGAGGTAATGGAGGAGCCACTATCATGGCTGGCGTTGTCACAATACCAGGAGGTGCAGGTGGTTATGCAGGGTCGGCAGTGACGCCGACAATTTCTGTTGGTTCGATAACTAACGGAACTGCATACCCAACAGTAACATCTGGAGCACTTCGAATCGCCTTCCCTGCATCAGCAGGGCAGCCTGCGCTAATCCTGGGCGCAGGCACAAACCAGGCTAAAGGGGGAGTTGGTGGATCGTCTCCGTTTGGGGTTGGAGGTCAGGGCGGCCTTGGCGGCGCACCTGGCTCTGTCGGACTTGGGTACGGGGCGGCGGGCGGCGGATGCTCTCAGCTTGCCAGCAATAATGGTGATGTAGGCGGACCTGGCACTTCTGGTTATCTGGAAATTTGGGAGTATGCATAATGACTAACGAAGTTTACGCTGTCGTTGACGCCGAAGGTAATATCGTCAATACCATTGTGTGGGATGGAGAAACCGAGTGGAGCCCAGGTGAAGGTCTTCAGGCTGTTGCATGCGGTGACGCAAATTGCCAGATTGGGGGGACATATAAGAAAGGTAAGTTTTATTCTCCTGTCGTTCCGGATACGCCAAAAGAAGATTTAGTAGCGCAGGCGAATGCTGATAAGAAATGGCTGATGAGTGAGGTAAATTCCTTTACTCAGCCATGGCAAACCCAGCTGATGCTAGGCATAATCACAGATTCAGACAAAGCATCCCTTACTACCTGGATGAAATATTACCAGTCCCTTCAGGCCGTTGACACATCAAGTGCGCCTGACATCAAGTGGCCTCAGAAGCCCGCATAACTCTTTTGTAAGTTCCGCTAATGTTATGGTAGTTTTACGTAACAAAAAACTACCATGCATATTCAAATTCAAATGAGAAATAACGCTATCGATTGCTTTCGGGCTCTCTCAATAATTCTGGTAACGCTTTTCCATCTCGGGGCCACTTTTGGTGGTCCTGGAATGGACAAGGATGGATTTTCATTAGGAAACATCTTTGGAAACGGATGGGTTGGGGTCGGAATGTTTTTCGTTATCTCTGGCTTCTGCATGGGCGCGTCAACTGAAAGAAAGTTCTCTGATGGGTTTAGTGGCAGAATATATGCTCGCTACGTAATTAACCGATTCCTGAGGATTGCTCCGTCATATTATGCATCCATAGCTTTCTGGTATTTCATTATCACGCAATACGATGTAGTCGTTAAGCCTGTAGCCCCTTTCGATATAGTGACCCACCTGTTATTTATTCATAACTTCTTCCAGCAAACTATGTATTCAATATCGGGGGTATACTGGACTCTTGCCGCTGAGATGCAGTTCTATGTTCTCCTCCCGTTCATCTTCGCCTTACTGTCATCGATGCCAGGAAAGGCTTTGACTCTCCTGCTATCGCTAGTGATGGCTGTTGCCGTCTCCGTAAGCTCTGACAACACGATCCTTACTTTTGGACTGCCAGCCTACCTGTGCCTGTTCGTGGCTGGCGTTCTCAGTTATATGCACAGGGACTTCATTTATAACATGCTGTCGCGATATGGGATAGCTTGGTTAATATCTATCGCCATGGTCATCATGCTTTCCTCTAAGTTTGGAGTTTATGAAAACAAGGCCAGGCTATATGAGATATTTTTCTCTTGCTTGTTCTCTCTGGTTCTGGCGTATTTCTCTGTAAAGGAAAATCGAGCAACATATGATAATGTCGTTATAAGATTTCTAGCCTTCATTGGCAGGTGCTCTTTTTCAATATACCTGTATAACTACATTATGAGAGCCATTCCGATGGAAAACTCAGGCTTTGTAAACTTCATTGTTTTAATCCTGTCGGCATTTATCGTTGGGATCATTGCTCACATTGTTATCGAAAGACCTTCAGAAAAAGCGCGCAAATATTTTATGCGTAGCAAGGGGCTGTCGGTTACAAATCAAATTTAGCGAGCCTTAAGAGTGGTCAAAAAAAGCCCCGGCGACGGGGCAGAGTGTAGCGCGCCAGTCTCAGCGGGCTGCGGGTGTAATTTGAGATTAGTCACTCGTGACGGCCAGCGCCAACTAAAAACCCTTCACCATCAACCCCTTTACAAATCTGTGCGCCGCTCCGCCTTGATCAAAACTACCGATCGATATTACTGTTTATCCATACAGCATTTATCAGAGGAGGATTTATCATGGCGAGAGAAAGTGACATACACGCGGCGTTCACTGGCGCGATAACGAAGGACGGCAGAGGTCGGCAGATTGTCACCACTGCGGCATTCCAGAAACGTCTGGATGACCTGAATCACGCGTGGACGCTGGCAGAGTGCAACCGGTGGATCCGGCGTTACCAGAATTTCTTCTTCGAGCTGGTTACGGAGGAAAGCGAGAATAAGACCTGGTCGTTACGCAACATGGGATACGTGAGGTAACTATGGGTTTTCCATCACCAGCGTCCGATTACATCGAGCGGCGCATAGACCTGAACGATGTACTGATGCCACACCGCAACAACATGATCTTGATTGAGACGCCTGACGGGTTCGTGCTGGCTGACAAGTCACTCAAGCCCGTGCCAGGCGACAAGGTTGTATTCCAGATGGGCGAGTTCCCGCAACTGGGCAGACTGTTTCTTTCAGGTATCATCACCGCAGACGGCGAGACGATCGACGGAGAGGGCATGGAAGGCATCATTGTGCTGGGGAAAGTGACGGCCGAGGTCGTGTCCGTTTATGAACCTGCGCGCCCCTCTATATAA